CCAATCATTGTCACAGATAATCCATGACTTAACTGCTGGACCTTGAGGTATGTTCTGTATTTGGAGTCCAGTCCAAAAACTTGATTCAGTGCTAGCGAGGCGACCCGTGTCAGTTCCAGCAGGGTTGGTTTTGTAGTACAGTCTTCCATTCCAGAATTTCTCCCACACGAAATACGTTGACAGAAGTTTGGCTTGCTTGCGATAAGCAAGAACTGCAGAGACTATGAGTTCATTGAACGGATGCACTGCTGCCGTGGCATTCATAGCCTTGGCATCTGCGCTTTCCACGTCTCCCATGCCAAGAACTTTCAGGAGTCTCTTGCATTGGTCAGGACTTGCAGGATTAAATCCCTCCCCGAACCAGGCTTCTAATTTTTTCTGCTGAGCTTCAAGTCTTGTTTCTGCAAGTGCCTTGGCGCTGTCAAATGCTGCGCGATCAAGACTCAGCCCATCTGCTTCCATATGTAAACATGGGAAGACTAGTGGAAATTCCTGGAGATAATTATTGACTGCCCAAGCTGGAGCTTCATGCAGCATGGAAAGAAACGCCATCAGCGTGGACCAGCAGTCCTTGGCGTTGTACTCCATCATGTTATATTCACTGCCGGCAGAATCATCTTTCCAGAAGCGCACAGTCCGCACACAGAATGCAGTAATAAAGTCTAGGCGCTTGGGAAGTTCTGAATACCAGGAGTGAAAGAAATGCTGAGTGTCATAGAGCCAGTTGTGTACTGGTACACCAAAGCGCAGGAAGTATAGATTGTCATACATCCCGTTCTGAAAGATCTTGCCTGGCGCCGACGCATTGAGTTTGCGGACAAACTGGTGCGCCAGCATATCTTTGAAAGGCACTACAACGGCGTGTGTAGTACCGTCATCAAACAAAGCGCAATAACCAACACAACGAATGCGGCGTAAAGGATCATCGATAAAGGTCTCAATATCCACAGCCAGCAAGCGTGCAGAACTAAAGCGATCGAGAAGTGCTTGGCTCTTAGAACTGCTCCAAACTTCCCAAGTAAATTGTGTCTGCGGGAACCAATCCTCAGGACGTGTGAGTTTGGATATGAACCGCTTGAAAACAAACGGACCTTCCGCAGTTGTGACAAGATGTGATAGCGGATTGAGGATAAGAACCGGGAGATCATAGTTGATTCCTAGTTTGATTCCAGGGATCGAGAAGAAAGAACCAGCGTAATCATCTAGGCTGAGCCGTCTTTTCAGTCCACGCTTATCTAGCGGATGACGGAAGTCGTCCAGCGCTTCCAAGAGTGTGGTCATTGTCTTGGCGTTTGTAATAATGGCTCCTTCCAAGTTGTGCGCTTTGACTTTGGAAGCAAAGCTGCTCAGATATTCTTCGTCTGATGCACTGACCTTTATAGAATGCGCACCCACTAGTTCATTGAGGCGCGGCAGATATGGCCTGTCTTCTGGCGTGGCGAATAGTGCTAGTCTCATGGCTTGGTTTGTGGGTTGGAAATCTGTGAAGATTTTTGCTGCAAAGTAAAAAGCCCGCAGAAGTCTGCAGGCTCTTGGATTTGAAGCAATCAAATCATGGAGTCAAAGACTCACAGGACAACAACATCCCTCAGGCGGAAGTTGAAACGCTCGGCGTCTTTCTTGTCCTGACTGCGCTGCAGACTTGCAGCCACAGAAACTTTGTTGATCTGAGCAATGGTTTCACCCAGCGATCCCGTGCCGAAATGTCCAGAGAATGGAGCGCAAGCCTCCTTCAGATAGCCCAGGCCAAAATCATTGACCGTGCCATCCTTCTTGAAAGGAGAAAAAATCTGCGTGAACTTCTGACCCACGGCAGCTTGCTTTTCTTCCTCAGGATTCTTGACTTCATTCACGCTTTCCACTTCGTAGGAAAACTTGATGTACTCATTGCCACTGGTGCCAGATGCTTCACGGGAAGCCGTCACGATCAAACCATAATGGCCAGTCGGCGGAACACCAACCGGAGGAAGATCATCGATGTCATCCATCGAGGCGTTCATCAGGGAATCGAGATCGGCAAATGCAGCTTTGGACATGATTGTCTTTCAGAAAAAAAATTTGGTTTGAACAGATGGTTGGAATGTTAGAGTCTTTGGATTACTTTGGATCTCCTTTTAGTCTATCAACAACAAGTTGTGTGTATCCTACGATGTCAACCCATGAGTCGAGATAGTTAGGATCACCGTTGAGAATGCGCCCAATCTTGTGAGCAACCATTTCAAGGGCTTCTTTCTGATCGTTCTCAAGTTCGCACCATCTGTCACTTAGGTGCATAACGGTCTTGAGTCTTTGCGTAACTGCAGCGTGGTCAACAAATCGACCATATCTATTGCCGCGCTCACGCAAGATTTCTTCGATACTTGGAAGTTCTGGAGTTTGGTTGCTCATAATCTTCTCACAGTTTGGTTTCATCAATACGGTGATCGCCGCACCAATCAGTTGCAAATACTACGGGAAAGCCGTGCATGCTTGGGGCGTGGCGCCGACAGCGCCCAATGTTTCCCCGATTATCTGGCTGAACTTCAGTGTATTTTTCAACAAACCACATGCAAGTTTTGCAGCGCATACCTGCACTACGATGCTTCCATGGGTCAGCTTGAAAAGTTTGGGTGCTCATGGTTTGGAAAAGATTTGGAAAGAAACGAGAGACCACTGTAGCAGTGTTCATCCGCGATGTCAACCCCTGCGAAATAGACTTACCAGCGAGAGTTCACCTCCTTTCTTTTCATCAACATCAATCGCAAGTCTCGATCCTGTAATGATCGTGGGACTGTAAGTGCTGGAACTGAAAGCTCTGTGCTGTTTATTGACAACAGAGCAATGCACTACTGTGTCAAAATACTTTGCACTTGTCAGCGAGAAGTTCCGGGTGCCGGCGACTGGCACAATCTTCTCACGCCCTTCCAGACTCTCGCTTTCCAACTCATGACTGATTGCCACAATGTTGATGTCAACAACTTGGATAAAGCTGAGGACTTGCTCCATTAGTGCGCCTTGCACTCCGTAGTCTACAAACGTGCGCTTGTATTCTTCGCCTCCTGGCTTCTGGAGTTCTTTGAGAATGCCCTTGTTCATGGCGCTATTTGCAAGCTGAGACAAGGAATCTATGACAAGAATGTCATCTGCTCCTAACTTGGCTAAGTCAATTTCTGAGAACTTGGCGCCGGCAGCTTTGGCACAGAGCGGACAAGAAACTTTGCCGTGGTCTGCACAGATACGTTTCATTCCGCCGCGAAAGATATCCCGCAGAGTATCAATGGCAATCGGATACAGCCTGTGATCAGGGATGCTGATGACATTGACATTCTTGCGGAACTGCGGCGCCAAGATATCTGGATTAAGCAGAGTCTTGATTCCGTTCTCAAGATCAAGCCAGTGCAGTTTGAAATGCTCTGCAAGTTTGCCGACAAGTGCAGTCTTGCCTGACTTGGGCGCACCGTAGATCAGAGCCTTGGTGCGGGCACTGGAAGAAAATTCATCGAGATTCATTGCCTGAGTCCTCTGTTTTGACTGGCGAAAACATTTTCAAAAATCTTGGAATAGATATAACAGACTTGCTCATATCTTTCCGGTTCCAGCTCAATGTGAACTGAAACATAGTACATGAAGCCATCATCCTCGCCTATGCGCTCAGTCTTCTCAGTGTGCAGGCGGATGACAAAGGGCAGCACATCTTCTGGCGTGTCTTTGCTTTTCCAGTCCTTGAAAAGTGCAAGCTGCTCTGTGCGCAAAATTGTGCCAATGACTTTGCAGATTGTTTCTGATGAATTGTGCAGCTTGGACATGAGCACAATGGGAAACATGACTGCATTTCGCAGGCTTGGATCAGCACTTGGCGCCGCCACCATGCAAAGTTTCAGCACATATTGGTTGTCATCTTCGTCAGTCTCATCTAAGGATTCTGAGAAGAATGTTGCCCCAGGATATGCAGGAATCGGAGAGACTGCAATGTCTTCTAACGCCCAGCGGATAGGAGGCAAGTCATTATTCTCTAGGACATGCAGGCGCTCGGCGTCAGCCTTGAGTTTCTTAAACATCTTTTCTTCATTGGTCATGGTGTGCTTTCAGAGTCTTTCTTTTTGCCGTTGAACAATCTCACTGAGTGTGGTGGCAAAGTCCACTGGCTCAATGGCTGAGATATCTTGGATG